CAGGTCTTCCCCGTACCTCTTCTTGAGGTTAGAGCCGACAGCCCTCGCCAGATTTTCGGCTCGGTCAGCTGCTGCCTTGTTGTCTACCGACTCAATAGCAGAGAACACAGATTCCGGCAAAACATTCCGCGCGCCAGCGCGAAGTGTTCCAGCCATCAAGTCTAACATTGACTTGCCGGTCTGCACAGGCGACATAACAATATTAGCCATAACGCCCGCTAAATTCGCAGCGCTTGACGGCACATGTGATACAGAAGTCGCTATATCTTCAGACAAAGACGGCTGGGGGGCTGCCATCAAAGATTTGATGTCGTAGCCGTTGGCTGTTAGTTTTTCGATCAGCTGCTGCCTTGTCATCCCATCTGGGACGCCCTTTATAACAAGGCCATTTGGCATCCGTACATCCATGAACAATCATCCCGCTATTTAAGGTTTTCATAGTCAATCGTCTTGGCACCACCAGATGAGTTGGGGGGTCCGCCGGTATTGTCGGCGAATTGTTTTCTAAGGGTGTCCAGAACCTCACGCGAGGAGAACCGTTGACCGCGGAACTGCGCCATCGTGCCGTATTTTTTGAAATGTGCATTGGCAGCAGATTTTGCGTCAGCTACACGTTTAATGTTTGACATAAGTATGTTAATGCGCCGCAGGTTTTCTTGCACGGTGAGCGTCGGGTCAAAGGCTCTTTTAAGAAATTCTTCGCCTTCTTTCGCCGCAAACTGACCACCAAGTATCTGTTTAAGAGACTTTTGCGCTACAGCGAGAACAGCATCCATAACCGCTTTTGTGTCTGGGTTAGTGACACCCGTTATCCCAGCTGCGTTAGCCAACAGCAACCACGCACTGCCTGTGAGAGGCTTGCCAGTTTTCAAAGAGTTTTGCAAAGACCGTCTAGCAAATTCCAAATTCTCCAAATCGCTTTTTGCAGCCGCTGCGCCGGTTCTCACCCACTTAACGTTTTCTTTCGCAAATTGCTTATCTTCCTCCTTCTGCCCCTCTGTCGCATATGGGGACTTTTGCTCCATCATCTTTATTATAGAGTTCGCTGCGTTCGGGTTATTTGCGATAATTGCTCGTTGCAACGCTTTAGTAAGCGCCGCATTTCTGGCCGCTCTCTCCGCTATAGTAGGAATTGTAATTGCTGTGGTTGGACTCGCAGCTGGCGCTTCTGGTGTAACGCCAGAAGGAGGAGTAGTTCCGTCAACTTGCGTTGGTGTGGGTACAGCGCCGGGCGCAACGCCAGAAGGAGGAGTAGTTCCGCCGCCGATTATTGGTGCCATTATCTGCGCCATCTGCGCTGCTTGTGATCTTTGCACGGCCAGTCTAACGGCTATTTTGGACTGCAAATCGGAAAGCTGCTCAACTGGTAGAGACTTTACAACGCTAGGGTCAAGTCCGGTTTGCTTTGCTATTTTTGCTGCGCCTTCATCTGTCTTGCGCATCAAGTCTAGGCTCTTGAGCGCATTTATTTTTGACATCCTCTGCTTTAGTTGTGCGGCCATCAACCGCGCCTGCTGCTGTTTGAATAGATCAGAGGTGTAACCTGTGCCAACATCGCCAATTCTGGCCAGCTGTTTTGCGCGGCTGTCTGCCGACTGGTTAGCGCCAGCCGCCATTAGCGTTCCGCCCAGCTTCATCAACATATTCAATTGCGCTTGACGACGCATTGCGGCTTCTGGTGCGCCATATTCGCCGGAACCCATCAGCCAGTCGCCAGCACCGCTAATGGCAGGCTTCACCGCTCCCACAGCTTCGCTCGCCATGTTCTGCAAGGCGCTACCAGCATCCCCGATAGCGTTGCCGACGCCGGACGCTGCATCGCCAATAGCCGATCCAGCGCCGCCAATGATATCGAGAATACTAGCCATTACTTCACCTTACATTCCGAGAAGACCGGGGACAGCCATACGCAGAGCATCAGCGCGAAAGAAGTCTGCCGCATCGCCGCCGTAGTTGTCCTCGTTGCTGTATCCAGAGGCATCTGTACCCCAGTTTATTTTTCCCTCATTGAAAACGGGCAACGAGTTGCTTTGGTAGTTGTTTGAGTACCGCTGCAAGGCCTTCAGTTTTTCCATTTCCCCTTTAGATGGACGAGCGGGAGGAACCGGCACATCTGCGTCGGGATTAGGTTGTGCAGCGCTCGGCGTTGCGGAGTCTGGAGGAACGCCAATTCCTAGCGCGTCAGCTACTGGGTCGATAGGTGGGCGCGTCATATCTGGAGGAACGCCGATTCCTAGCGCGTCAGCTACCGGGTCGATAGGTGGTGGAGGAACGCCGATTCCTAGCGCGTCAGCTACCGGGTCGATAGGCGGGCGACCCGACGGTGGGGTCGGTGCGACAGGCGGGGTATTAAGGCGCAACGCTTCACGTTCTCTACCAACCGGACCAATTCCTCTTGCTATGTAAGACAATCTTGGGTCAGGAGCCTGCGAGTTTCCCCCCCTCCGTAAGCCAATAACCCCCGCCATCAAAGGGGCGGTCGCCCCCATAGGAGCATACGGATTGTTAGCGCGGAATTTGCCGTACCAATCAGACGTACGCCCGGCAGAAGCACGCCCGGCAGTTGCCGAGCTACCACCCAGCAATCCCTGCACGCTCTGCTGCGCTATAGGGATATTGCGCTGAAGCATCCGTTGAAGAGCAGGGCCGAATCTTGCGATAGCACCAGATGCATACGGTATTAGAGGTCCAGCCATTACAAAAGTCCTTTTGATAGTGGGATTAACGGTACATTACGGGGACCAACAACTGGCGCAGGTGGGGATATGCCGATGTCACCACCTCTTCTTCGGCCTAACTTTAGCATACTATCGCCAGCTTTCATAAGCTGAATCATATTAAACAGCCTATTTTTATCATCAGCCGTCATAGGCTTTGGGGCGCTAATAAGGGACGGGGCCAAGAAGTTCCCAATCCTTTGCGCAGAAGTAAGAGGGTCTGGAGAATACACAGCCTGTTGTATTGTTTTCATTGGCCCGGCAACTGTAGGCATACTTGCCGCCTGCGCCTTAGCACCGGGAAGCGCGGCGGAAACTGGATTGGACGGAGACGAGCCATACCATTTGATAGCCTTATTCCGGCCAGATTTAGAATTAAAAGCTGCCCAAGTCCCACCAAGAGACTTGAGCATATCGTGACTAATTCCGCCGGATTTTAGGGCTGCGTATAGATCAGCCCCCTTATTCGCCCTTGCATATCTTTGCCGCGCCAGCTCCCAAGCAGCCTTATCTTGATTGGCTGGGCTAAAATCTTTAAGTCCCATTTTAGCCGCAAGCGGAGCCCAAGTGCTGTAGGTGAATTGATAACGACCAGCAGCGCTAGACGGTCCAGCCGGACCCGGCTCGTATATCTGGGGATGCTTCTCAAATCCCTCGAACTTGGCCCCGCCTTCTGGCGTGTACCTAACATCATACTTGCCAGAGCTTTCCGGGCCAGCAATTGCGTTCAGGAAATTTTTTATAATTGGGTCCATTATGCTATGGGCCTCCACTGCTTTCCTACAGCATCGTCAATTGCCTTCAGCCTGCCAATGACGATAGATTTCTTGTCTTCGGGCAGATTTTCGACAACCTCAACCATTTCATCTCTGAATGCGGTGCAATCCCAGCAATCGCGCCCCTTCTTCTCGCCGCGACCATAGCATTCCGGCAACTCTACACATTGAAACTTTAGGAACTTGAAAACCTCTTCATCCGTCCAGTCTTGAACGGGCATTCTATATTCAATGCCGTCAATAACTGACCGATCACGCGATGTGGATTTGCGACCATCGCTATTCTTCTGACCCTTTATAACATACTTAACGCCAAGTTTGATGCACTCAGCGTGTAGAGGAAACCAAATGTTTGCGGCACAACAATTTACATATGGCTGCATCATAGGGGTGTCTTCGCCGCTAATCAGCTTTCCGAGATACGAATTGTTTACCGGCAAAACATCAGCTGGCCAGCCAAACTCGGCTATATTTGCAGGCTGGTTGGTTTTGACCTCTATGAAATGTGGCAAAACTTTGCGCCATTTTTCCATGTATTCGATAACGTCTGGATACGCCGCACCAGTGTTACACCAGACGACATAGATGTCGTTCCATCTATCTTTGTTAAGATAGAGGCACGCCAGACTATCCTTTCCGCCGGAAAATAATATAGCCGTATCTATCATCAAAAAGTTCCGAGAGCCGCTAAGCCAGTTAAAAATGATCCGATCCCACTAAGTGCGGGGGATGTGCTTTGAAACCCAGTCCGCGTCTGTGTCGATGACTGGCCGTATGGCGTAGCACCAACAGCCGCGAGCCGCAGATTGAGCATCTCTCTTGGATGATTAAGCTGTTCCATGAACCTAGAATATTGATCTTGCAGCCGCGCCCGCTCAAGCGCCTGCTGTTGCTGGCCAACTTGGTTGAGAGCGGTCGCTTGATCCATAGCGGCAGTCTGCTCCCGCGTGGCAAGACTGCCAAGTAACCCGGCAGCTGCCATACGCTGCTGATTCGCAGTGAGGCCAGCAGCTTGATTTAGCTGCTGCGCGTTCATACCAGCAAGCTGATTGGCGCGGGCGGCCTCAAACTGCCTGTTTATGTCTGATTGAGCTAGACCAGCGGCAGTATTGTATCCCTGCTGCCTTAGCTGGGCAGAGAGATCGCCAACATTGCGAGCCGCTTCAGCAGTAGCTACGCCCTCTAGGATACCCTGTCGAGAACCGCCAAATGCGCCAGACCGAGCTGCTTTAGACCCAATATCAGCGAGGCTACCCTTCAAGGCTCTTTGGGCATTAGCTACAGCTCTATTCTCGACTTCTGAAAGATAGGGATTCATATACGCGGAAATGTCAGTCTCCGGTATGCTACCGGCTGTGACGTTCTGCGCCTGCACATTTTCAGGAGTGTATTCCATAGCGCCGGTTGCGCCGCTCTGCGCTTGATTAAACGCACCCTGCGTCGAGCCTGCCATAGCCCGAACCATATCCTGCGCTTGTAACTGGGCAGGTGTGAATCCGGCAACAAGATTGCCCGTGTATGGAGTATACGGCCTTGAGCCAATCTCATTGGCGAGTTGTAAATTCTCCTGCGCAGCTTGGTTGAGCCAAGCTGGCAACTCTGTCCGATTAGTTACGGTTTGGGGCTGCGAGCTTTTACCCATTTAATTCTCTCCGCACAGGTATCGCATAAGATACAGAAACATCAGACCAGCCGTACCTTGGAAGTATTTTAGCCCATCCCTTACGACCATTCATCGCCATAAACTCACATCCATTCCCCGCCGCAAAATCCAAAATCTCTTCCTGCATAGACATAACGTCTTTATACTCACCAGCCGCCACAAATATGTTTAGCCACCTCTTACGAGGCGCGTTAACTATTTGCGTCACAACGATAGTCTTATTCTTGGAAAATGCCTGCATATCGCCTGTCATTAGTCCGCGAACGACATCGTCAAAACTATGCGTCCCACCGCCGCGCTCTAGTGCCTTTTCGACCTTCGAGCGTAGCTCGTTTATATCCTCTTCCGTCATCGCCCCTCTCAGTACGATGGGGCTCCAGTCTGGCCAAACGGGACAGACGTAGCCGTCAGATTACCCGAATTATCTACCTCTATACGGAACACCGATCCATCCGGCGACCTAAGGAAGATACTCTCTACAGCCGTTCTGGTCCCAACAGTTGTAGACAGTGAGTCATATATATCAAAAAAAGCACGGGAAATATACTCTTTATCGTACTTGTCTGGAACTGGCTGTATTTGCGCCGTCATCTTCCACCTCCCGCAGAAACGTCAAAGCGCGACTCGCCAATACTCCAGTTCTGGTCCTTGGTGGACTCGATGCGCAGGCGGAAGTCACGGCCAGAAGCGCGAACGTCTGTGTAGCCGTTAGAACGAGGATAGTACGGGCCGCTAGTCTTCTCCGTACCCTCTGGCGTGAAGCTAGAGTATACCGTTATCGCCGTGCTGTCGTAGCTCTCGCCGCTGTCCGGGATGAACTGCTTAACATAAGAGATCGAAGCACCAGAAGAGATATTCAGAGAGCCAGTTTCTGCATACCTATCTGTACCTATAGGCGCACCGGCATCTGTCCAGCCATTCTCTTGAAAATACACATGATTCTGGCCGCCAGTGGCAATTGGGTATTCGAATACGCCTGCTCCAGCGCAGGCTGTGCGAGACAGAGAGCCTATGCTCCACCACCCTTCTTGGTAATTATAGAAGACATATTTGTCTGGGACATTTGTTGATGTGCTGGGATACCAGAACCAAGCCTCTGAGAATACTCCGTTGGCTGAGCCATGAGCATATACTGAGCTAGACTCTCTGTTCATATCATCAAAGACATAGTTACCGACATCGCACGCCAATGGCTTGACGACACCGCCGTCATAAATCCAGAAGCCCTGCGTTCCCATCCATATACAGCGACCAGCAACCTCCGCGAATGAGCGCGGTGCCATAAGCCCACAGTCGCTACCAATTTTAGATATGCTATAGATGAACGGGGTGCCGATATATCGCATCAGCCACGCCTCGCTCTGGGTGAAAATGAGTGTCCCTTCACGCACGGAAACACCCGTAACAATTGCCGAACTTGTGTCTAAATCCAAGTACCCAGCCGTGCTGGTAGGATCAGAGAAATTCCAGTTCGTATAATCCTCGCTGCCGGACCAAGCAACTCGACGTGGGTTGCCCCCAGAGCCGAGCAAAACAGCGTGGCGCTCAGGAGTGACTACGACACCTATGTTGTCTTCAGGCATCCCAACAGATGTTGCAGTGCCTCCAGTTCCAGAGTCATCTGTGCCGCTATCGGAATAAGTAAATGTGGTTACACTGGGTACGGAAGCTATGGTAAATGTGCCATTGGCAGTAGATAAACTATTCCCAGTTACGGTAACAGAATCCCCGGCAGAAAAACCGTGATGGCCATCAGTGGTTATCGTTATGACGTTTGAGGCTCTTACGGCGGTTTGTATCGGCGAAACCCCGGCATCATGCGCGGCACCCTCGCTAACCTCAAAATGCAGTAGACGACCGTCTGTAGAACATACAGCGAGGATTTCCTCACCCCAGTTATCTATAGACCAAGAAAAAGGCGCGCTGTAGCTCTCAGAATTTGGACGTGGATAAGTCGCGTCTGTATCATCACCGTACAACTTCCATCCGTACAGGTAGTCGCCATAGCCACCACCTGTTGTAGTATTCAACCCGACAAATGCAGATGGTGTCACGTCAACAAACGAATCACCGTCCATAAAGAATAGATTTTCATCTCCTCCAAGCAATGAGTATTGGCTGCCATCATTAGTCCTCCAATTGAATATAGTACGGACAGGACCGCTCAGTGGTGTAGATGTCAACCGCTGCCACCCGCCAACAGGCTCAAGAACGCCAGAGCGCCAACGAATAAGGTTGGAGTCCCAGTATCTGCCTTTTGTCTGAAGCGGCGTATGCCCACGCACAACCCCAGCTGGTATATTTAGCGGTACGAGTGCCATCTATTTACTCATTGCAAAAACCGTTACGGCGAGCGTTCTGAACCTTTATCTCGATAATGGTGTCTGTCGTGTCCTTCTTAGACCAAGATATAGGCTTCCAAACATTGCAAGCTGTCTTAATCCCTACGGTAGCCATCGTCTTCGCGCACCCTGCTAGGGTCACGGGAGACAGCATCACCAGCAGCAATAGCGCTGTTCGTGCGACGGATGGCTTCTTCATTAGATTCGCTCCTAATCTTTGATTTTGCGTCACTGCGCCCCCTGCCGTAGATTGCAGCTATCGCAAGAAGTATGCCGCCTACTGATGCAACTAAGCGTCCAATAGGCGACAATAGCCATGTTATCATGTTTTCCTCGACACAATCAACGCCAAAACACAAAGGATTAGCGATATACCTATCGCCTCACCGAGGGACATTGCTATAGCAGTAGTCATTACGAAGCCTCCTCATTTAGACGCTTTTTGCGCCAATACCAGATGCCTGCCGCCGCCACGGCTATGATTAAAAAAGCAATAACCGCAGGTTTGCCGAGTGCCTCCGAAAATCCAGAAATAACACTATTCGCTTGCTGGAGGACTGGGATGGCTTCCCGCGCTGCGGCAAACGCGCCAGCGCCACCAGCAACTACGGCTGCGTTTGCTTCTTTCGACTGTGTAATCTTCTTTTTAGGGACAGGCGTATCGGGAGCGACGCGGCTATCATCTTTCTCAGAGTCTGGAAGACTTCGCCACATTTCACATTCTGCACGGCGGCGTCGCACAAGCCCCGGTAGCACCTTTCCGCCGCCCCGCGTCCACTTCATCAGCTCCGCGGGAACGTCATCAAAGCGCTTGGCGTTAACGCGCTTGAGTAAAGTAGATTTCTTCAGCGCTCCGAGGCCGCAGTTGTACGAGAACGACACCAACACGTCGAACTGGTTTCCAGACACCTCTACCTTGAGAAGCTCATTCACACCCCGTTCAAACCGCCCCAAATCGGAGCGAAGAATGTCGAGAGCCACACGCTTCGTAATCTTCATTTTCGGAGTGACGGTCGGCAGCCCCGCCGCAGATGTGTGGCCATACCCAATCGTCAGAATGCCTGCTGGGCAGGTGTAGGCCGTCAGACGGAGACCCTCAAACTCTTGAATAAGCGCCAGACCGGCTTCACTCGTCCTCATCTCACTGCCTCAACATTGAACGTCAGGTTGGGGTGGTCGGGGTAATTCACAACCCTCTCCCCTTCCGGGCATTTGTATTTGATGTGCGCCAGCAACTGTGCTCGCCCCGGATTTACTTTCTCCGGGTGCTCAAATTTAATCATGTAGGCAAATTTCTGAATCTTGTTGCCAGCAGGGCCGGAGAACTTCGCCACACTGGGGATGGCCCTGTGAACGAACAGTTTTGCGTCACGGACCTCAAGAGTGAAACTCTCGACTGAACAGTCATTGCGCCGTTTCCTGCGCGCAACAGTTACATCGAAATCACCATTCGCGGGGCCAGACGTGATGCGGAAGTATTCAGGAGCCCATTCAAGAATGGGGCGTTTGAAGAAACCAATTTTGTCAGACATAGAATAGCCGCCACCTATGGCAGCGAACAGCGCCGTTACAACACCGATAATCTTTTTCCAGTTATCAGCATCAGTCCACATCTTTGCCAAGCCACCTCTGAACTGTCTTCGTCTCGTAAATACGAATCAGCGACCAAATAATGCTGAATAGAGCGGCAAAAGCTGGAAGCATCTGCAACAACGTACCACCGACTACGGTCAGTGATAGCGCATCTCCTGCCAATTTAGCTGCCTCATCTTTCATTTTTCTGTCCTCACAACCTAAAGGATTAGCTCAATTCTGGATATGGTTACCTGACCATTTGGGAAAGATGTGGAGTCACAGCAATAATATCCATAAATTCTAACTTGATCTGTCGTTTCGAGATAGTTTGCACGCATATAGTATTGTTTGCTACTAGCAAACGGCGTAGGATCAGTAGTTACACCAGTTCCCTTTGTCATGTCCCATGAGTATGGGGTGTAATAAGCCCAGCCAGTATTTAATATTTTGCCAGTTACTCGGAAATCAGAACCTGAAGAAAGCTGTCCAGCGGAAAAGTAATCAGAGATAGTTAATGGTTGAGAATAAACACCATTTCCGTATGGACTTATAAAAGTCGAATCATCAAAGTCGTGATACAGAGCCTCTCCATATCCATTGCCCATAGATACTGGGTTACTATATCTAGCTTGCAATAATGTCCTAACATTTGTGGCATTCATATCGATTGAGCCAGACTGACCCAATTCAGTGCGCACATCACCTAAAGATATGGGGCCAGAAGATGGGAGCGCCATTATTTACCCTCCAGCTCTTTTACGCGGGCGGACAGCTCCTTTACGGCCTCAATAAGAACACCGACAATGTTTCCGTATGATACAGAAAGCGTTTCTCCGTCCTGCACAACCTCTGGAAGTACGGACTGCATCTCCTGAGCGATAACGCCTACGCCCGCCTCCCCGGTATCCTTGCGGGTATATTTAACTCCGCGCATCTTCTCGACTAAAGAAACAGCCTCGGCGATGGTCTCGACATTATTTTTTAGTCGCGCGTCTGAGTAAGCGGTCACGTTCCCTTTAGCAGTGAAGTTGCCGGAAGTATCTGTGTACCAGCGATTATCTGACAATACCGAGTCATAAAGGCCAAAAACATCCGCCGTATCATTTCCGTATAGATATACGTTACGACCAGTCATGTTAAAAATAACTTTAAGCTCGCCAGATGTCGTGTCTAAAGAGATGTCGCCGGTCATAGTCCCGCCAGATAAAGGCAGATAAGACCCTGAAGCCGCAGTTGTAATCCTGCCCTTAGCGTCAACTGTTATGTTGGCAGCAGTATAAGACCCAGCCGAAACACCACTATCAGCTAAGGTTGTGGCAATACTTTCGTTGGACGTTCCGTCTATGGAAACAGAGCCAGTCACATCTCCAGTTGCCGTTATAGTCCTAGCTGTAGACCATTTGTCTGCGGACGTTGCGTTGCCGGTAAATGTTGTAGCTGTTACTGTGTTGTCCTTCAAAAGAACAGAATCTATCGTGACGCCAGAATTTGTCGTCTTTTCAGAGATAGTGTCTGTCAAAAAACTACCACCGACAGATAGCGTCTTACCAGAGCCAATATTCAGACCAACTGATGTCCCGCTTCCGTCCGAGTTAAAGAGACCGTCCAATGTGTCCAAGTCGTCATTAAGGTTGCCGCCCCAAGCATCTTGAGAACCGCCAACATCCGGCTTAATCATGTTTAGATTGCTAGTGTATGTAACGGCCATCTTATCACCCTAAACTCTAGCCCAAGAA